TATTCCAAAATAGAGCTGAACATGAAAGAGAGTTTGAATTACTCAAATCCAATTACAACTTAGATACATCTATTTATGATAAGTATCGCAAATATATAGGTTTTGCTACATCTGGCTCAGGCGTAACTAGTCGTAGCGAACTCTATTCTTCTACATTAATGAATATGTGTAAATACACAGGTTACGCTATGAAAGATAAACAAACAGTAACACAAATAGCATCTCTAATTATACGCAATAACCGTATCGACCACCCTGAAGGCGGTAATGATGACTTAGTCATTGCTGCATTACTATCTTACTGGTTATTAAGTCATGGTAAGAATCTTAACCTCTATGGGTTAGACACATCTAAACTCTTTAGTAAAAATGCACCACTCATTAAAGAGAAATATAAACGCACTGAGCTCAATATGGATGAGATTGAAGAAATGGAAGCTAAACTCAATGAGTTAAGTGAACTCTATAGAGTAGAGCAAGATGATTCAATCGCTTCTAAGATAGAAAACAAGATACTTTATCTCTCTAAGTCTCTACAGATCGATTATAACAAATCGATTGCTACTGAGCAACTCTTAGAAGAGCTTAAGAAAGAAAGACAGAAGAACTTAAGGAAGAGTGTTAAGTTTGACTTCAATCCATACGTTTAACTACTCTGAAGGGGACATCCCCTTCAGAGTAGTCGTTTAAACGCATTTACCAGCGCAATAAGCGTTCTTCTTGCATAGCCCTATCTTGCCTATTAAGACGAGTAATTAAATCGTTTAAAGCCACTCTATCGCTCTCAAAAGTCACTTCTTCTTTAAGCATCTCTTGACTATAGGTGATAACTTGATTCTTAGTGAATCTTGCATCAGTTAAATCTTCAAGTGAAGGTGTATCCCACTTATTAGCAGTACTGATACCAGGTTCAATCACTCTATCCCAAGTGATGATCTCTTCAATCTTCTTAACAGTAACACCATTTTTAACTTCAACAGAAGTCAAACAACGGATAGAAAAACACACATTGGCTTTTTTATTATCTAAGTCTTCTTTTAAAACATTAGCATGAGGGCCAGCAGGTTTAACTTTACCAAAGATACCAATCATGTTTGGAGTTGCGCTATTGACTTTTTTACCGAAGTCATAATCGATCCAAACTTCAGAGATATGGAAACATACATTAGTCTCTTCAATCGTTCTTGCTCTTTGATAGAACTCAAAGTTAGACATATTAGGTAACTTCTTAGGATGGCCTAATTCACCATATAAGTTACCATTGCTAATTCTCCTCTGTAGAGCAGAAGATTTTGAGAATAACTCATTGATACCTTCACTTGAATAAAACTCACCTGCTGAATTATGACAGTTGAGAGCGCCAAGTGGAACTGTATAGTAGCCATTCTCATCAGGCTTTAAAACACCTTCTTTGTTATTTTGTTTTAGTTTAGTCTCAGTTAAATGAATCATAGTCATAGTTGTATCCTCTTAGATTTACAAGGGAAGCGCAATTCATACTATTTGATGTGGATACAAGCAAGGTTGCATTGAAGCAACCTTGCTTGTTCATTAATAAAATTTAGGTATCAAGGCTGGTAACAGCAGTGCTGCCCATAGTTTCAACTTGTTTCTTATAGCCACCATCGATAGCTGCAACATCAGGCGAAATCTTATCAATGAAGGCAGGACGCATGAACGGATCAGCGTGAGTGATATTGATGGTCTTGAGAATATTCTGTGCAAAGAGGTTTACACCGATGCCATATTGAGAAACACCAGTAAACTCAACATCAAGCGTTAACATCTCTTGTGCAGAGGTTAAATCACGCTTAGCTGTGATATCACCAGTACCCTTAGGCATCATGTTCGTTGTAATCCAAGCTTTGCTAACATTCTTATGCAAAGGATCAGGTTCAACAAACAAGCAAGTAGCTGTGAACCAATCTGATAACAGATCAGTTACTTTGCCACCGCTCATGGTGCCAATCATGGCATATTTAGCTTCAGGACTCATCATGCCATACATAATCCAATACTCAAGAAGAGTTTGAATAGGACGACCATATTTTTCAATGAACGTAAATTTAGGTGAACTCTTCTCACGAGTCACGTTAGTAACTTCTTCTTGTTCTTCGCCAGCACCGCCAACAGGATGCTGATCGAAGTCAGCTTTAAGACCAGCATTGAAGCCATCGATTGAGCGAGCATGAAGTTCAAATAAAGCTTTAATAGAACCTGTCCATTTTGGTGAATCAGGCATAATCGTAAACATCTTAGGAACTTCTAAGACGATACAAATGAGCGGTCTTGTGACATAAGCTTGGTTAGATACTAACTCTGTTAAGTTAGGAGCCCAGCCTTGCTGGCCACCATGTTTTAGGTCAAGAACAGGTCTGTCAACGTTACGGACATAAGCACCTGTCATTAAAGCGTCAGTGAGTCTACTCATAATAATTTCCTTCTGTAAGAAAGCAGCAAAACAAGAATCACATTATTGAATGTTGATGATTGTGTCGCTAAAGACAAAAACAAAACTGATTGAACATTTCTTTTTCTTCTATGAGAAAATAGACTAACCTCTAGCAACCTTAGGCTGCTAGAGGTTATCTTGACATTATTAATTAAAAGAATTTATTAAACAGCAAGATCTGACATGCGATATGCTTCGACATAAGTCTCCATGACAGTCTTCATGTTATTTGCATAAATCTTAATAGGTAATGTCCACGAATAACCTTTGAGCGCATCAAGCTCAGTCACCTTAGCATCAGGCTTAATAACGAAGAGACCATCGAATGCATCTTTTACAGATTCAGAAACAAATCGATTCACTTGTTCTTCAAGCTGAGCATTGGTTAAAGAGATAGAGCCAGAGAACTTTCTCCAAGCAGCATGGGCGATTTTATTGAGATAGCAAATCGCCATAGCTGTAAAGAAGTTATTCAGAACAGAAGTATCATCTTCATAAATGGTTTTAAGAGCAGGGAAGAACTGCTTTCTGATCTCAAAATTCAAAGAGAAAATAAGACCAACAGACCACAGAGTATTACGTAAAGATGCAGGCACCCAAGTAGCATCTAAGTTCTTCAACTCAGTGATAACAGAGCCAGGTTCTCTATCGAAGAGATAACCATTCTTCCACTTAGCGTTGCTTGCCCCCATGTAGCGAGAAGCTTTATGCAAGATATCATAACTCTTAGGAACACGTTTCTTATAGTTGCTATTAATGATCTCGCCACTGCCACCAACGATGCTTGCACGCATGGTAGGCGTTGCAAAGAATGTTGATTCAGGATAGAGCTGATAAGTTGCCTTAAGAGCGACAGCGACAGAATACTGCTCGTCAACAGTTAAAGAAGGCGCATTAAAAGCATATGTCGAAGCTACAATATAAGTATCTTTTCTTTTAGAGATAAAGTTACCCATAGCTTTTTTAGTTGCTAACTTAAAGCCAGTATCATAAATGATCGACTCTGGATGCTTAACCAAGTCTTGATACTCATGGAGCGAATTGCCATAATTGAGCAAATCATCGTGCACCATCGCATCAAAGATATCTTCATTCATAACGCCGTCAAACGCACCAGCAAGGAACAGGTTAGTGTTCTTCGTGATACGTGTTGAATCTGTATCATCGACGATATTAATCGTGTTATAAGGAGAACCGTTGCTATTGGTAAATGTAAGAATATTCATTGCATAATAATTATTAGCAGTTGAAGTAATTAATGCATCGGTATATGCATCAGTGTGATTCTTCTCAGAGTTATAGAACATCTGGATAAGTGTATTAATGTTCGAATAGTACACACTAACAGCGCCAATTTCATTTTTATATTGGTCAGTAGGTGTGACATATTTTTCATTAATCACATATCGTGCATCTAATATATTGCCAGAGGCTGGATCTCTTTGGTTTTGTTCAAGAATGAACTTTTCGAATAAAGCTGGAGTATTGTCATAAATGACTTCCATACGCCCAGACTGCTCATCAGCAAGCTTATATAGCTGGAAATAATAAGGATAGTTCTTAGCTTCATTAAAGACTAGATCAGGGAAAGGATCAATATCAGTTGCTAAAGCAGGCCACATACGAGCTGCTAAACGGTTACCGTATTCACCAGCAT